AGTACAGCGTCACGGTGCAGGCGATGCCGGGACATGAGGATGCCGCGGCCCGAGCCGCCTCGGCGGAATTGGATCGGCGCGAGCGTGCCAAAGCCGCCGCCAGCCGCAGCCGCCTCGGCGACACGGAGTAACCCATGCTGATGTGCCTTGGCCAGTTCGTGTTCCAGCTGTCGGATCTCGCGTACAGCGAACTGCAGCGCTCCACCGCGTGGCGACACGCGGCCAACAGCCGTGTCGGTGCGCGCCCGGCGCGGCAGTTCGTCGGCCCAGGCGACGATGCCATCACGCTGTCCGGTGTGCTGGCGCCAGAGGTTGCCGGCAAGCTGGAAAGCCTGGATACCCTGCGCGGCATGGCCGATGCCGGTGATGCGTACGCCATGATCGATGGTGCCGGCCGCGTGTTCGGCGCGTGGGTGATCGAGACCCTGTCCGAGGGCGGTAGTGCGTTCACGCAGGACGGCATCGCGCGACGTACCGACTTCAGCATCGGCCTCAAGCGTAGCGACGATGCGTTGGTGTCCAGCGCGCCACCGGGCAACGGCGCCACCATGGCGACGATCGACGGCAGTGGCAGCGGTGCGAGTCACCTCGCATGACCCGCAGCAACCCGCAGCCACGCTGGAAGGTCACGCTCGACGGCCGCGACCTCACCGCGACCCTGATCCCTCGATTCGTCGGGCTCTCCGTCACCAGCTGCCGGCAAGACACCGCCGACCAGCTCGACATCACGCTCAGCGACCATGATGGCAAGTTGGCGTTGCCACCCACCACCGCGACGTTGCGTGTCTGGCTGGGCTGGGATGACGGCGGCCTCACCGACAAAGGCAGCTTTGTCATCGATGAGCTGGAGCATGCCGGCGCTCCCGACATAATCGTGATGCGTGGGCGTAGCGCCAACTTGCGCAGTGATCTGCGTCAGCAGCGCGAGCAGAGCTACAGCGACACCACCGTCGGCGCGATCGTCAATCAGCTCGCCGGACGCAACAAGCTCACCGCGCGTTGTCACCCGGATCTGACGGCCATGGCGATCGACCATATCGATCAGACCAACGAGAGCGACATCCACTTCCTCACACGGCTCGGCAAGCGCTACGACGCCGTCGCTACCATCAAGGCTGGCGCGTTGATCTTCTGCCCGATCGGTCAGGGCACCACGGCCACTGGCCAGCCACTGCCCACGGTCACGCTGACCCGCGCGCAGGGCGACCAGCACCGCTATCACGTCGCCGACCGCAACGCGTACAGCGGCATTCGTGCGCTGTACGACGACACGCGCCGCAGCAAGACGCGGGACGTATTGGTGGGCGTCGACGACGGCAAGGGCGTCAAGACGCTGCGCACGATCTACGCCACCAGGAGCAATGCGCTGCGCGCCGCACGCAGCGAGTACACGCGGCTGCTACGCGGCACGGTGACATTCAACGTCACGCTCGCCCGCGGTCGCGCGGATCTCTATCCCGAAATGCACGTCACCGTGCGCGGTTTCAAACCGGAGATCGATGCGGTGGACTGGATCATCGTCCGGGCCGAACAGTTGCTCGGTGATGCTGGTTTCATCACCCAGCTGGAGCTGGAACACCGCGCGGAAACCAGTGCGGCGGACAGCGACCTGTGATCACTGGTCGCGGATGGTTGCCATCCTATCGCCATTTCCAGTCTTTCCACGCACTGCCTGGCCTGGTCAAATTTTTACTTGCCTTTTAGGCGTGAGCCAGCCCGAAACATGCACCAGCGACCCACGTAAAAAAAGAATAGAGCAAACGGCGTAATTATAAAATTGGGTGGAACCATTTTTTTCTCAGCTTCAGCATTTATCAAGTAAATCACAATTATAGAAACCATAGCGAGAAATGCTACCCAAGTAGACAGGCTAACCACCCTCTCCGCCCCAACACTTTTAACTAGACTCGCGGTTTTTACCGCTTGCAAAACAATTTTAGATCGAAATAATAGAATACCCAAAATTATCGGTAAACAAGAAATTGTAGACAATAATTTCGCCTCTGATTTAAGCATAGGAATTAAAGGCGCGGCAGCAGCGACATAAAGGAAAACCGCCGCCATCCAAAATGTGAACGAAATAAAAAGATTAGGATGGGACTGAGATTTATTTTTCACAAGAACATTTCCTGATGTCTCCCATCATTTCGATATAGGCGACGATTACTCCGACCGGCAACAGGGCTTCAGAACTAACATCTAATGCTTCCTGGCTACCTTGCCACATTGCTTGCTGCGCGCCCATTAGCGCTCGTCGGGTGGCTTTATTGCCGACGCTAAGATCGCTGTAACTCGTAGCCCTGTATGAAGCGGCCAGTGTACTGGCAGTGTTGCTGTTGGCGGCGATAGACGACGCACCAAGCAAATTCGACATAAAGTCAAAAGCGTTTGGACCTGAAGTGGTAAGCATCGAACCACCACCGTAGGGCGTAAACGCATTTCCACTCAATGTAAGGGTCATACCGGTGATCGGAACCATCTGTGCCAATCCATTTGCGATCGCATTTTTTTCGCATACCGTCCCTTTAGACCACTCAATGGGTCCAAGGCTCATGTCGACACCACCAGTAAACATTTGCAAACCCTCTGGGTCGACATAGTTCAACGGGTTACTGCCAACATAGGCATACGTACTGATACCGCCGTTCAAGCCGACCGGGTCGCTCTGCAAATAGCCACCCTTCGCCGGCTCATACGTGCGAAACATGTTGTAGTTCGTGCCGGACTCGGCATCGTAGTACTGGCCGGGATAACGCAGGTTGAGCACGTAACCCGTGGTCGATGTCGGCGCTGTCTCTCCAAACGGATTGGCAACGTAAGGCCACGACCAGATCGTCGTCCCCGCACTGTTGCTGACCGCCCGTGGCGCACCCAGTTGATCGGCAGTGATGTAGTTAACTGTGTTGGTCGTGCCGACGATGTCTATCGTGGCCACCGGGATATCGCCCAGCCAGATCGTGTCGCGGTGGCTGGTCGAGGTGTATTCGCCGATCAGATGGTCTTGTTCGTCGTAGGCAAAACGCTGGATAAGCGCGGCCGGCGCCGTGGCCACCTTCTGGATGCGCTGGCCCAGTGCGTTGTAGGTGTAGGTACCCACCGTCGATCCACTGGCCTGCACCACCGTGAGGCGGTTACGCCCGTTGTAGCCGTAACCCCAGGTCTGCCCGGCGCTGGTGCTGGCAGTGGTGCTGCCGTTGGCATCCGCCGTGCGCGCCGCGTTGCCAATGCTGCTGAGCTGATGGGTGCCGCTGGTATACGCATAGGTGCCCACATCAAGACCACTACCCGTTTTGCTCAGACGATCGCCGGTTTCGTTATAGGTCAAGCCTTCGATCGCTGTGGTGCCATCGGTAATTCCCGTCAGGCGATACAGCGGATCGTAGCTGTAGGTTTCCGTCGCTGGACTAGCGCCGGGGGCATTTCCCTCCGCGGTGATATGGCCCATCGGATCGCGGGCGAAATGCAGCTTAAACGCTGGACTGGTGAGGTCGGTCAGCGCGTAGTTGGCATCGTAGGTGCGCCCTACCACCTGAACGTTGCCGAGCATGTAGTTCAGGACCGGACCGAACGGCAGGTAAGAGACGGCGCTGACGACCGTACCGCTACTGCCGCCCGAGGGCTTGGCCTGCACGATGCTGACCCGGCCGTCGGCGTTGTAGGTATCGTAAACCGAGGTGCCATCCGGATTCAGCATGTTGCGCAGGCGATCACCGGGCGAATAGGTGTATTGCGTGGTGTTCGTGGCGCTGGGCGTGATCTGTTGCTTCTGGGTGATGTTGCCGCGCGTGTCGTAGCAATAGATCGTGGTGACGGCGCTCTCGACGACGCGTGTGAGGCGGCCGACCGGGTTTGAGGTCGTGCAGCCGGTGACGCTGTTGGCCTCGTCGTAGGTGTAGCTGACGTTGAGGGTGGTGTCCGCATAGGTGGTGGTGCTGGGGCGATCAAGCGCATCGTAACTGATGGTGCTGAGTACGCCCTTGGCGTCAGTGTGCGTCAGCCTGTTACCGGCCGCATCGTAGGTGTCGGTGCTGGTGCCGGTGTCGGGGCTTTGCAGGGCGGTCCGGTTACCCAGGCCGTCGTAGGTGTATGTGGTGGTGAGGCTGCTGGGGTCGGTGACGCCGGTGAGGCGATCCAGGGCGTCATAGCCGAATTTGCTGGTGGTGTTCGGGGTGAGGCTATCGGTGCCGTTGTAGTCATCGATGGTGCTGGTCAGGCGGTCCAGCGCATCGTAGCCCTGCTGGCGCTGGATGCTGTTGGCATCGACCGAATGCACCAGGTTGCCGTTGCCATCGTAGTTGCCGCTGGCGCTGGCATTGAATACGGTGTGGTTGAGGCCGTCGATGACGTCGACGAGTTGACCCAGGGTATTGAACTGACGCGTCAGCGTGCGGCGCACGCCGTTACCGCTGTCAAAGGCTTGTTCCTTGATCCGATTGCCGGCCGCATCGAGCGTGTACACCAGATAGGCGCCCATCGCATCCTTGATCTTGATCAGGCGGTGAGCGGCATCGTAACTGTAGGTGGTGGTGATGTTGTCGGGGTCAGTGATCGTCGCCACGGCACCGTAGGGCGTGTAGGTGATCGTGGTGGTGGCACTGCCCATGCTGCGGGTATGCAGCCAGCCACGCGGATAGTAGGTGAAGGTCGTGACGACGCCATTGGCATCCTGCTGACTCAGCACGCGACCGGCACCGTCATAGCTCAAGTACGTGGTGGTGTGGCCCAGCGCATCGGTGACGGACTGGAGGTCGCCGTGGTGGGCGGTGCTGCTATCAGTGAGGTAGTAGGTGTAGGTGGTGGTCTGAGTCAGATCGGTGCGCGGGCCGGTGGCGGTCAGCAGCAGGCCGACAACGGGGCACTGGGTGGTATCCACGGCGGTGCAGTAGGTGTAGGTGGAGCGGCGTACGCCCGCCGGGACGGTACCGGTGGCGGCGCAGGTGTAGGACGCGGCAGCGGCGACGGTCGGGTCGATGTCGCAATGAGCCATAGTCTGGCCGACGGCGTTGTAGACCCAAGCACTTGAGGCGACGGTGGTGCCGACCGCGTTGAGCACGGTCCGGGTCAACGGCATGCGGAGCGTGTTATTCCATATCGTTGTCGTGGTGCGTTGAGCGGCCGTGCCGGAGGCATCGACTTCCGTGCCCAGCAGACCGTTGCTGCCGTATGTGGTCTGGGTGACATTGCCATTCCAATCCGTCACCGTATTGGGATAACCGTTGGCGTCGTAGGTCTGGGCAGACCAGGGCTGGTTACAGGCGTCGCCGCAGGGGGCCGAGCTGCCGCTGACTTTGAGCGCGCCGAGCGTGTTCTGGTAGCCCAGGTTGCTCACGGCTCCGAGCGGTGTGGTCATCGTGGCCGGCGTCGTGCCATCGCTGGCCGTGGTGCCGTAGACGAGAGTGGTTAGATCGATGCCGGCGCCAGCCGCGCCGTGATAGACGGACGTGGCCCAGCCGTTGCTGTTATAGGTCGTGCTTTCGTAGCGCGCGCTGGATTCGTCGATCGTGCCGGTCAATACGCCGGGCAGATTGGCGCCACCGGTGAGCGTGGATTCGTTATAGGTGTACTGGCGGGTCTTGCCGTCGGGGTATTGCACTGAATTCAGATCGCCACTCGTGTCATACCCATAGGTCAGCACGCCGCCATCCGGCTGAGTCACCGTCGCCAGTTGGCTGTTGCTGTTGTAGGTGAAGTTGAGTGCGCGCCCCTGCGGGTCAGTCACCGTAAGCAGCAGACTTGCCGCAGGGGCGACCGATGTTGGCGTGCTGGCCGTGCTGTAGGTGAGCGTGGTGACCTTGCCGTCGGGGTCGGCGATGGATTGCAGCAAGCCCGCAGCGGAGTACTGCTCGGTTTGACGGGTCGCCGCCATGAAAACGCTGTAGCCGGTCGGCGTGCCGCTACTGTCGTCTTGCTCGGTCAGGGTATCGGCCACATCGGCATCGGGCGTCCATGCGCCATTGGCCTTCTGGAACAACTCAAAGCGGCCATCCGGACGATAAAGATTGAGTGCGGTCGACGAAATCAACAGAAGCGATCGATCGAACGAATGCCGCCACACTGTGCCCAAGCTTGTAGTTTGTGAAACTCCCAAACTGTTGTAGAAGCGACGAAATGTCAGCCAGTCATTGGGTCCGGCGTAGTCCGTTTCTTGCTCAAACTTGTTGCCGGTTGAAGTGTTGATAGGATAACTCTTAATCGGCGTGCCTGGATTCGCACCGCCTTTATGACCATTGCCGCTATCGCAATCACAGCCCCCTGAATTTTTCCCAATATCGTAATTAACATTCGATGCATATATATAGACGATTCCAAACGAGCAAAGCTCAGTAGCCCCTGGAAGGCTTTGATAGTAAATCGTATTAACCAGTTCTAGACTATTTGAGGCTTCATCGTTCGTGGCCACCGTCACTTGGCACGACTGATTACTTGCGCCGAACTCGGCGATAAGTGCTGCTTTGGTCGTTTCTATCGCTGCGCTTGCCGTCGGATATTGGATCCCCGATTGCAACGTATTCACATTCGAAATAGTGACGTAAGGCGCACCATAGTCATTTGACTGGGCTATCGCATTACCAGGAATCCCAATTCCCGCAATTTGTATAAGCAACAAGAATAGTGAAAAAGCAATGCGACGTGCACCCACGCCTAGCCGAAACAGTGTGGAAGTCCCTGACATACGCTTTTCCCTGCTCGCCGTCGCGGCGATTAACATGGCTCACGGATTTCGCGAGCACCCCTGTTGGACACGTTCATATCAGGGATGCGCTCGAAAAACAAGATCCACTGAGAAGCTTGGAATGGACTTAGACGTCTATTTAGCCGCTCTTGCTTCGCGCTGAAACCCACTCTGCGTAGTCAGGTATCGCGCGCGCCAGCTGCATTTCCAACCAGACCTGCTCGTCGTCGCTTCGCGTGGCGGTCCAGTGCGCCAGAAACCCCGACAGCCGCCGCAAGCGCGGAGCGACGGCATCGCCGTCTAACACGCGAAAATCTGCGATCGCGCTATCCATCGTGCCTAAGCCCAGCAGTAGCCAATCGAGGCTCACGCCCTTTCGTTTCGCGAGAATCACACATTCCTCGAAGGGTACGGTACCCCGTGATCGCCAGTTGCTGACAGCGCTGCTACCTCGGCTGAAATAGGCGCCAAGAGCGATATCTGTCTGTACACCGATCACTTGCTGCATACGATCGATGACCAATCCCGCATTCAATTCGGCCATGGGCTCTCCCCCGTTTTGGGTAAATCTTTCATCTTGGGTGTTGTAATCCCTCGTTTTGTGAGTATTCTTCGGATTGTGTAACCCATTTGCGGAACTGTACCCCATGTCCATGGCGCAAAAACCTCCTGTTGCGTATGCACCTCGCGGTGTCGTACGGAGACCGATCGCGCTACGGCTGCTCGCCCCCGAGCTGACCAAACACGAATCCCTGGCAAAACAGAACGGCAGCTCCAGCGCCTCATTTGCCCGCCAGATATACCTGCGCGGCATCAAAAGTTACGAGCGGGCCGTGGCTGTTTCTCACACGACTTGTGGAATGAATACGACCACGGGAGTGAATAACGCATGACTCATGCAGCGCAACATTTTGCGCCAAAGCATCGCGAGAGCCGCTTCCGCGTGCGTTGCCCGCACTGCAAAAGCTTCGCCCGCGCTCGTAGCAGTAAGCAGCTCACCGCCGTCTACCGAGAGGTGCGTTTCGAGTGCACCAACGACGCCTGCGGTCACGTCTGGCTGGCTGGGTTGGAAACGCTGCGCACCTTGTGCCCTAGCGAGCAGCCGAACCCCGAGATCGACATCCCGCTCGCCGTCGCGATGCCGACAGCGAGCGCCGAACCCGCGGCCCCCGCCGCAGCCCCCGGCTAAGCCGGCATCAACCGCCTACGGAGAGAGAAACCATGGCCCATTCCACACTTCATACCGCCGCCATCAGCTACCTGCTCGCCCATCAAGGTGAGCATCTGCACCCCGACCGCCATCGACTCGTCGGTCGCTGCGCTGACCATCTGATGGAGTCCGGTATCAGCCGCGACACCGCCACCACCATATCGCTGCAAGCGCTCGGCGAAGTGCAGGCGCGCGCCACCTCGGCGCACGTCGATATGACCCGCTCGACCAGTTACGCCGTGTTCGTCGTCGACCCGGTCAGCAGGAAAACCGTCTGCTTTACCGCCGCCGACTTGGTGCGCATGGCGCGCGAACAGGTCCGCTCGGCCGCGCCCCGCGTCGCCACCCAACACTGAGGGCATCGCCATGTTGTTGACCCTACCCGGCGACCTCGTCGCCATGCCCCGTAGTCCCCTCAGCCAGCAGTGCGTCATCCACACCGACTCTGCCCAGCACAGTGAGCTGGCGAACGTCGCGCAGCAGTTCGGATGGCCAGTATGAGCGCTGTCGTCAACCTCGACAGCCGCCGGCGGGTGGCCACGCCGACACCGGCAGCCCCGATGGTGATCGCGCCAAACGATCGCATCCTGCGCATGACCGTCGTCGCGGAACGTGTCGGTCTCTCGCCATCCACCATTTACCGACTCATCCCCCGCGGTGGATTTCCCCTGCAGGTTCCACTCGGCGGCAAATCGGTCGGATGGCGCGAGAGCGAGATCGACGCATGGATCGCCGGGCGCTGGATGGGTGGTGTGGCATGACGCTCAAGCTGTGGGAGCCGGTCACAGAATGAATCCCTCCCTCCACGCCGACGTCACTCGCCTGCTGCTGCAAGAGTTCGACTTCAAGACCAAAGGCACCTGGCTGCGCGAGGGCCGCTGCCCTAATTGCCAGAAAAAAGAGGTGTACACCAACGCCGATCACCCGTGGGTGATCAAATGCGGGCGCGAGAACAAATGTCAGTACGAGCGTCACGTCAAGGAGCTTTACCCGGATCTGTTCGAGAACTGGTCGGATCGCTACAAGGTCACCGAGACCAATCCGAACGCCTCGGCCGACGCGTATCTCATGCACATGCGCGGCTTCGACATTACGAAGTTGCGCGGCAGCTACACGCAGGAGAACTATGTCGATCGCGAGCTGGACGCCAGCACTGCGACGGTGCGTTTCGCGCTGCCCGGTGGCGGCTACTGGGAACGCCTGATCGATCGACCGCAGCGGTTCGGCAAAAAGAAGGCCCGCTTTAACTACGGCAGCAAGCATGCTGGCCACTGGTGGACACCGCCCAGTTTGGATCTGTCGACCGTCGAGGAAGTGTGGCTGGTCGAAGGCATCTTCGACGCGATCGCATTGTGGCTTCACGGCGTAGCGGCGGTCGCCCTGCTCAGCTGCAACAACTGGCCGGAGCATGCATTGGCCGAGCTCGCCAGCAAGCGCGCCGGTGATCGTCCAGCGCTGGTGTGGGCGCTCGACACCGACGGCACCGATGGCGACGGTGCTGGCCAGCGCTACATCCGCAAGTGGGTCAAGCAGGCACGTCAGCTGGGCTGGGACTGCAAGGCCGCGCAGATCAAGCAGGACGGCCGCAGCAAAATCGACTGGAACGATCTGCACCAGCGCGACCGCCTGTCGGTCGCCGATCGCAAAGGCTACCTGCACGAAGGCGCGCT